CGTCAATGGACTGCTCGAAGGCGTTCATTGCGCCGCCGCCAGCCCGGTTGGCGTCATTCAACGCCATGATCGACTGGCGGAGTCCGTCGGCGGACTTCTTCTGGGCATCCAGCTTGGCCTGGGTGTCCAGCGCGGCCTGCCCGAAGATACCCATGGACTGTGCGGCGAGTTCCTGCTCGAACTTGGCGTCCGCGATGGCGCCCTTGTAGTCGTCAAGGCGCTTGGTGATCTCGCTGGTGTCCCTGCCGCCCTTGCTGTACTCAGCCATCATCTTCTTCAGCGCGGCGGCTGCCAGATCGGCCTGGCCGTTTTTCACCAGGTTCGCGAGCGCCTTGTCAATGGCGTCGATGTTTTCCTTGGCGTCCTTGACCGGCGTGGAGTCCCACCCGGTCCAGCCGACAAGGAACTGCTGCACGTCGTCGGTGGTCGACGGATCCGTAAGGGCACGGACCCGGCCATAGAGACCATTGAGATCCTTGCCGAACGCTCGGGCTGCCTCGCCGGTGACCTTTCCTGTCTGACCGAGTTGACGCAACGACGTGGTCAGCTTGTCGACGTCGGGTGGGGTTTGCCTGCTCCTCTGCGACAGCTCGGTCAATACCAGCGCAACCGCTGCGATCCCGGCGATGACGACGCTGGCCTTCGCCGCGGTGCCCAGGGATAGGAATGCGGCCCGCAGGCCGGCCAGGCCGCCGCCCGCAGCGGTGGATGCCGCGCTGAGTGCGATGATCTGTGCGCGGACCCGGGCGATCCCGCCGGCGAGGGCGGCCATCCCTGCCCCGGACAGTTGCAGCAGCTTCAGCGCGGACGCCACGCTCAGGATGATCCCGACAAGTTCCGGAGGCAGCGCCGCGACCAAGCGGGAGGCTGCGGTGATGAGGGCGAGCATGCCCGGCCCGGCCTGCGCGGCGCCCCGCACCAGGGTGATGACGGCCTGTGAGATCGCGCTGATCGCTTCGCGGGCGGCGGGACCGTTCTGCCGGGCGTACTCCACGAACGCGCCGATCGCACCGTTGCCGACATTGCCCTCCGACAGCACCCGCATGAAGTGGATTACCTGGTCGGTCAGCTGGTCCAGCTTCCCGTCGGTGAAGGATGCGATCTTGTCGGACAGGTGGTCGAAGCCGGGCGTGGCGATCGCGCCGCCGGCCGCGGTGACGAGGCGGTCCAGCTGCGTGGATGCCGACTTCACCTCGGGGGTGAGGTGCGGGATCAGCGTGTCCAGGACGGTGATGCCCTTGGTAACCGGCTCCATCGTGAAGCGGGCCCTTCAGCGTGGACAGGGCGACCGCGGCCTTCTGCGTCTCGGGCGGCAGCTGCGCGAGCTGCCGCTGGTAGGCGAGGGACGCTTCCATGGCCTGCTGGGAGGTGGCGCCGTGCTGGACGACTGCCTTGCGGTACTTCTCTTCTGCGTCGGCGGCATCGGAGAGCGGCTGGATCTGTCCGGCGAGCGCGATCCCGAACGCTGCGGCGCCGATGCCTGCCGCGCCGAACTCGGCTGCCAGGGGCGCCAGCTTGGCAGAAAGGCCGGCCGCGAGCGGGATGGCGGCCGGAGCCAGCGTCAGCAGGCCCTTGAGGTTGAAGTTGGACTTGTCGCCCCCGCCCCCGCCGCCGCCCGTCGTGGCGGTGGCCCGCCGGATGTCGCCACGCAAGCCGCTGGTGTCGCCGGTGACCCGTATCCGGATCGTCTGGCCCTGCTGGGCTCGGCGCACGGCAGCTGACACGTCCCGGCGCAGCTGGTTGGGGTCGCGTAGCCCGATGGGGATTTCGATCCGGTGACCCCAGGCAGCCCAGCGGACCGCGTTCTCCACGTCGCGGCGCAGCTGCATGGCGTTGCCGAGTTGGAGGTCGACCCGCAGGCCTTGCCCCGCACCAGCAGTGGTGAGGGCCGCATTGACGTCGCGTCGGAGGTGGTCGGCATCCACGTCAAGGCGGACGCTGATGTTGTTGCTTGCCTCGGTGCGCAGCAAGGTCAGATTGCGACGAAGCGCGTTCACCTCGTTGGACGCGGACCGTGCGTCGGAGGAGACATCCCGCAGGGTGCGTGCCAGGCCGGAGCCCTGACCCGTCAGGCGTACGGACAGATTCCACTCGGACACTGGCGGGCTCCTTCCTCGGCTAGTGCTGGTCGTGGGCGTACTGCATGGCGGCGTGGATGCTGGTGGGGAGCAGCAGGACTTTCACGCCGTGCCCTTCGTCGCCTTCGGGGACGGTTTTCTGCTTGTCGGCGAGGACCTGGCAGCCGACACAGCGGTGGGTGATGGCGGTGTAGGCGTACTCGTCGCCGCCCGCGTCTTCGTCCCACTCCTCAGCACGCGTGGCGCAGGTGGGGCAGAGCGTCTTGGTGTACGCGGCGTAGGCGAGGGCTTTGCGCCGGTCCAGGTCGGTCCAGGTGCCGTCTCCGAGGCCGCGGAAGTGGCTGTGCGGGATGCGGTATTCGCTGCACAGCTCCATCTCGGCTCGGAAGGCGGCATCGTCAATCAGCCTTTTCCCAGGTCGGTCCGCTGCTGGTGCTGGATGGACCAGGCCGCGTTCCACAGGGCTGCGGCGTCGGATGCGTGCCAGGTGTCGAGGTACTTCTGGGCGGCGGCGGCGGGCATGCCGTCCAGGGAGGCGGCGGAGATGAGCGCCGGGGCGAAGGTGTCCATCGCGAAGTCCTTGCCTTCGGACTCCTCGGCTTCGCTGGGCGGGTTGTCCTTCTGGAGCTTCTCGAGGTCCTTGCGTTCCAGGGCGGCGAAGCGGAGCACGATGACCTCTGCGTCGTACGCCTTCTTCGCGGCCGCGAGTTCAGCGGCTGCGGCCCGGACCTGCGCTTGGTAGATGGCGCGGGCGTCGGGGTCGGCGTCCTTGGGGAGGTCCTTGAGGACCTTCTGGGCCTGCTCGTTGTCGTACTCGGCTTCGCGGTACCGGTCGCGGATGTCGGTGTCCTGGCACAGCTTGAACGTCCGGACAGGCTTCTTCACCTGGTCCAGTCGCTTCTCGAGGGCATCCCAGCTGCTCGTGGTGCTCGTCATTCGGGTCTCCGTGGGAAGGCCCGGCCGGGCGCGCGCGGCGCCCTTCCCAGATACACCGGGGCCCGGCCGGGGGCTCATGGGGGGGGGTGGGTTACGGCGCGGTGCCGTTGAACAGCGGCCGGGCGGTGATCGTGAACTGGACGGTGATCTTCGCGGCCTCGTTGTCTGCCGTGTACGCCTTGCTGTTGCTGACGACGGTGACCGGGTAGACGTCCATGCCCTTGGCGCCAGTCGTCTTGCCCTTGGAGAAGATGACGACGTAACCGGACGTGCCCTTGGCCAGGTCGGTCTCGACGTCGTCCAGCGTGCTGTCCTCGTAGAACGTGAGGCTGGAGTCGGCTGCGGAGTCGTCGCCGCCGATCTTGGAGACGAACGTGGACGCCATGTCGGGAGTCTCGATCGGCTGGTTCTCCAGCGACCAGCCGTCAATGGCGTTGATCTGCTGCGTGTAGTCCGTCCCGGCGGTGATCTCCGAGGTGGTCGGGATCAGCGTGGTCGCGGCGATCGTCGGCAGGTAGTAGATCTTGGTGGTGCCCTTGCGGTTGAACCTCATGGATGGCCCCTCGCGGATAGGGGCCAAATCGATTGGGGCCCCTTGCTACACGTGTTGGTGTGGCGGCCACCAGAAGGTGGTGGCGTCCGCGTGGGGTCCCGCCGCGGTGCGGTCTTACTGCGCCCTTGTCAGGCGGTGGCTTCCAGGTAGAACCGGAAACGGATCACTGAAGTGATGATTGCATCTCCCGCGTCGGACGTTCCCCCCGCTTCCCGCGCCTCCCGGCAATAGCAGTTGGTGCCCGGGATGGTCAGCGGGTAGCGGTAGCCGGGGCTGCCGTCCACGGGCCGCTCAATCACCTTGCGGCCCTTGTCTGCCAGCCACTGCGACTGCACGCCGGTGCCCTGACTGTCCGGGTGCCCCGGGGCGGGCCCGGATACGAACGTGGCCTGGTAGTCGGAGACCGCGGCGCCGTGCCGGTCGGCCAGGGTGCCGTCGTCGGAGTTGTGGTCCAGCGGGTACAGCAGCGTGTACGGCGGCGGATACGGCTGATTGGTGGCCGGGTCCATGGGCACGGTGATCAGACCCACTGGCTTCCCGGTCAGGGTGCCAAGCAGCGTCATCACGGCCTTGGTGACGGGCTGACGGTCGATCATCAGGCGCTCCCGAAGATGCGATCAACGGCGTCCCGGAACGCGGGCTCGAAGTCGGTCTCCAACTCGTTCACGGACGGCCCCACATGCGGCCGGGGAACCTGGAAGAAGTGGCGCCCGATGCTGTCGGTCATGTCGTAGAACCCGTACTCGAGGCGCCTGCCCTGCGGCGCGTTCGTCCCGACCTCCGCACCACCGCCATCGGCGACGGCGAACGGCTCCGACTTCCAGGAGCCGCGGTAGTCGCCGGTGATGACGTTCGGGCCGGGCCGTCCGGAGGCGTGTTCCATGATGAGCGCGCGCAGGAGGCGGGCCTGCTGCTGCACCGTCCTGTTCACCTCCGGCCCGACACGGGCGGCGGCCTGCTCGAGGCGCCCGGCAAGGTCGTCCAGATCCATCAGGTCGCCTCCCGGGTCTGCTGTACCTGGTCCAGGCCGGTGATGCGTACGACGCCGATGGTGCCGGCGTTCGACGGGTCCTGGACCCGCCACTGCCGTCCCAGCAACGCCAGGTCACCGCCCGCGTGGACTTGGACGACGGAGACGAGCATGTCCTTCTCGGCAATCGGCGCCGCCATAGGCGTGAGGGCTGTGTATTTGGAGTTCGTCTCCCCCACCCACGGGAGGTTCTGTCCGGGCAGCGCGGACAGTCCGCCAGGCGTCCCGACAACCTGCACGGCCCCCGGTCCCTCGTACACGGTCTCCGCCTCCGGCCACACGTACTCGCCCGTCGTCTCATTGAAGACCGAGGTGCCGCTGCCGGGCCGGGAGATGCGCACCGTGTCGAGGAGGAGGAATCCCTCGAGGAACGTTGCAACGGAGGAGAGGTCGAGGCCGGTCATCAGGTCGCCTTCCCTTGCGCCCAGTCGGCGAGGGTGGCGAGCATGGCGCGGGCGGTCGCGCCTTCCCCGCCGCCGTAGTCGGCCCGGTTGAGCGCGGTCTGGTCCAGGAGGACGGGGTCGACCTCGGCGAGGAACGCGGCCACCACCTCGCCTGGCGTCTTGCTGATACCGACCGCGACGCGGGCCAGCCCGTCGAACGCGGCCCCGGCCGGTTGCCTGGTGTGCAGGACCAGCATGGGCACGCCGTCGATGACGGAGTGGTGCAGGGTGTAGGCAGTGACCTCGCCCGGAGGCAGGGTGGCCCCATCCAGGACGATGGTGGCGCTGCCGGGCTGCGCATCGATACGGACGCCGTGCGCCTGCGGTTCTGTTGGTGTCTCGGTCACAGCAGGGCTCCGGACAGAATGTTGGTGCGCCCGGCGAGGTCCAGGCGGGGCAGGAATTCGCGTACACAGTGCGGATGGCTGGTGGGGTGCGCCAGGGCGTCTTGGACGGTGCGCAGGGTGCGGTTCGCCCGGTCCGGGTCGTTGTGCTCGAGCCAGCCGCATTGCGGCCCGTCACGGACCTCGAGGAAGCTCACGCCCAGTTCGTCCAGCGCAGTGCGGCAGGCGCCGGTGTTGGCGGTGGTGACGGTCTGCCAGGTGACGGCGGCGAGCGCCCACGCATCGACGGGGTGCCGGGCATTGTTGGCGTAGATGACCGTGTCGAGGGGGTGGTCGCGGCGCAGCTGGTCGGTGTTGATGCGGGCTCTGGTGTCCCGGGAGGCGTCGCGGGAGACGTCCTGGACTGCGCGGAGGAAGGCGCGGGCGCGGCGGAGGGCTTCCTGGATGCGGCCGGTGACGTCGGCGTAGTACTGCGCGGATGCGGTGGTGATGGCGGCGCGGTGCCGGTCCGTCCACGTGAACAGGGTGTTCGGCCGGTCGGCGTTGTCGAGCATCGTCAGCGCGCCCTCGCGGTAGATGAGGGGCAGGTCGGTGGCGGCCCACCGTTCGGCGAACGCGCCGGCGGCCCGGTCGAACGCTCCGAGGCTGGTGTTGAACGTGGCGATCGCGGCGCGCAGGCGGCGGCTGACGCCTTGGCGGGAGGGCGGGATGACGGCCAGCGCGTTCAGGAGCCGGGTCTGGGCGATGGTCAGGATGCTCCAGGCGGAGCGGAGCCGGTCGACGGCTCCGGTGATGTAGGCCAGGAGTCGGGATCGCAGGGTGCGGCCGCGCCGTACGTGGGTGGTCATCGACGGGGCCGTTCGTGCAGGAACACCAGGCTCAGGTCGCCGCTGATGCCGGATCCGTCGTCCGGGTCGTCGGGGGCCGGGTTGTCCCCGGCCTCGAGGCCGGCGATCTGCCGCTCGTAGGCCTTGATGTTCTCGGCGAAGGACACGCCGACGACGGAGGAGACGTTCACCGACGCGGGCTGGGCGCGCAGAGCGGCCAGGCGTTCGCGCAGGACCTCGAGGGCTGTGGCGCGTGCGGTGCCGAGCCGGGTGTAGCGGGTGGCGAGGTCGGCGGTGTCGGTGGTGGTGCCGAGTTCGGCGAGCAGCCAGGCGCGTACGGCGGTGTCCACGGCTACCTCCAGGGGGTTCGGGGTGGGAAGGGTGCGGGTGCGGGCCCGCCGGTTGGCGCCCCCACCTGGGGCGGGCCCGCACCCGTTTTAGTCGCCGCTGTTGCCCTCGTCAGCGGCGCTCCGGCCCCGAGCCGGCCTCTTGGCCGCGGTCTTCTTCGCGGCCTGCTTGGGCTCCGCAGCGTCGTCGCCCTCAGGCGTCTCGTCTGCGGTCTCGTCGTGCCAGGCCGCCGGGTTGGGGACCAGGTCGGCCAGGCGCTTGTCGGGCGCCGTGCCGGCCTTGAGATGGACGGTCTCGTGGCTGTCCGGGTCGGTGACGTACACGTCTGCTGCCAGCGTGCGCGCCATGGTCAGAACACCGATGCGGCGATGTGGATGTCCGGCACGTACAGCACCGGCATCGCGACTGCGGCGCCCTTCGTCCACACCTGGACCGGGTCGTCGGTGTAGCCGTGGGTGACGACGATGCCGGGGGCCTCTTCCCGCTCGATGGCCGGGTTGCCACCGCTGGAGAGGACCAGGGACTCGGCGGTGACGCCGTACTGCGTCTCGCCCCAGGTCTGCGGGTTCGGCGGCAGCATCAGCCACTTGTTGTCGGGGATCGGGCGGGCCATGGTGCCGTCGTCCTTGGGGATCTGGACGTCGTACACCTCGATGGGCGGGAGGTTGTAGCGGGCCCGTACGGCGTCGACCTCGTTGGGTGCGAGGACGCCGGTGGGGGTGAGGGTGGAGGGCTGGCCGTAGAACGCGCGCCGGTAGGCGTCGTTGGAGGCGAGCAGGGCGCGGGCCTTGTAGGAGGTGACGACGCGGGTGGGGAGCGGGGCCCCAGACGCGCGCAGCACCTCGGTCCATGCCATCTCGTCGGCGAGGGCGTCGGCGGCCGGGTTGGTCCACGCGGTCGCGGCCGTCGGCATGTTCGCCGAGGGAACGCCGGCGTCGTACTCCACCGTGAGGCCGTTCTCCCCGGCGAGGGTGAACTTCCCGTCGGTGAGGAGGTCGCCGACGGCGAGCTCGAGGCGGGACTTGATGGACTGCACGTGCGCGGCCACGTCCTGGTAGAGGAGCTCCACCAGTTCGGAGGCGTCGGCGCCGCGGCTGGTGTCGAGGAGGATCTGCTCCAGTTCGCCGACCAGGTACTTCTGGCCGAGCGGGGGCAGCATGCCCTCGGTGACGATGCGCTTGGCCTCGCGGGTCGCGACGGACGTCTGTGCGTCCCACGCCCGGTACTTCGCGGCGTTCACGCGGCGGGACGTGGACTTGATGCGGAACTTGACCGAGTTGATGGTGCGTTCCGGCATGACCGAGAGGGTCAGCGCGTAGTCCGCGGGCGTCTGTACGGCGCGGGCGAACGCGTTGATCTCGGTGGCGTCGATACCCCTGAGGAGGTTCTCAAGCATGGTTCAAACCCCCTTGTCAGGAGAAGCGGATGAGGTCGGTGCGGCTGGCGGCCGCGGGAACGGTGAGCGCGACGGGCAGCTTCGCCGTGTCGACGTCGCCGTGGACCAGGAGCGCCCCGCCGACCTTGGTGACGGACGGGTTGAAGGACGCGTCGGTGGCGAGGAGCCCGGCGAGGATCTGGCTGCCGTCGGACGCCCCGGAGGTGTAGGGGGCGTACAGGCCGGACGCGGTCAGCTTGCCGAGCGGGATACCGCCCTTGAATACCGCGTACGGGTTCGTTGCGGTCGCCGCCGTGTAGTGGGTCCCGGACGTGAACTTGGTGACGTCCAGGGTGATCGTGGCGTTCATGCCCGAGCCGTGCAGGTTCTTCAGCCACCGGCGGTCGGCGGTCACGGTCTCGGTGGTGGTCATCGGCTGGAGGTCCACGCCGATCTCCTCCCGTGGAATGGGGATGGCACATGGGGTGCGGGCGACCAGCTGGGTGGTGCCGTCCACGGGGTGGTGCGAGAGGGCGTGGTCCCTCAGTCTGTGGTGGCTCAGGCCGCGTCGGTGCGGCGGAAGCCCATCTGTTCGGCCCGCTTGCGGGCGC